AGCTAATGGTGTCTCCTGAAAAAGTGTGGATGAACTCTACAGTGTTAGAAGGAATGTAGTAGTCGCTAGTAGTAGCTGTGCCTGAGACGCTAATGTGTACGTCTACAGTGGCAACAATACGTGCTACTCGCTGGTTAACAGCGGTAGAAGAGTTAGCAGAACCAGAAACAGCGACCGTTTGAGTTGTGCCAGGCCGAAGGCATTGGATAGCTGAAGAGTTAACATCTCGTGCTAAGCGTGACATAGGAGTTCTCCTTGAGTCAGAAAAGAGAGGGGGCCATTGCTGACCCCCGGAGTTTCATTATGCAGATGGTACTGCGAGTACGAAACCAGCTTCAGGACGATACACTTCGACACCGTACAGGCAATCAGCCGTGTACAGAGTTGAGAGGTATTCCTGCTTGTACTGAGTTTGCGAACGCACAGACATTTGCTCTGCAAGAACAATCGCATCGCGGTGGAACAACATAGCCGCACGAGTGTCGACAGATGCCACACTGTTCTGAGCCGCAGTCTCAATAGTTGCACAGTTAGCAGATACATAAATATCTACGCCGTACAAGTTACCGATAAGGCCAGACTGTACTGACTGACCTGATACGAAGTCAGCAGATACATAACGGTCGATGCCCATAATCTCGTTACGAGTTGAAGGTGGAATAACGAGTACACGATTTTCCATTGGGACATTGTTGTCATCCAGCTTTTGGATCATGTCGCGGAAAAAACGATCAGTAAAACCGTCTTGGAATACACCATCTGTAATAGTGCCAACCAATGTATCGTCAGTGTACTGAGTCGTTGTACCGTTGTCGTTGAAGAAACAACCACTGTGCTGGTAGTCAGTAGGCGCTACAGAGCCAGAGAATACAACAGTACCACCGTCACCAAAACCAGTACCGCAAGAGTGCAGGTCAGTGTCGATCTTAGTAGCAAGCGCATAACCAGCATCTTCAGTATAGAACTGACGGAGGCTAGAAAGTGCCTGAACTTCAACGATGTCTTCGATAAGACGTGAGTACTCAAAGTGACGGTCGATATCAACAGTCAATTCACCTTCTGTGTTTGCAATGATAGTGACAGCAGTGTCAGCAGTCTTTGCATTTGCGTCGCCACGAACAGGCTTGGGGATGTGAAGTTTGTCGCCTTTCTTGCCAGACATTGCAATCTTCTTGACAAGAGGAGCCATCTTCAGGTTTTTCTGATAAGCGGCAATAATCTCATCACTCCAGATTTCTGGGATGAAAGTAGCCGCTTCAGTCTTTGCGGTGTTGCCTGCGGCGTGAGCCGCGCCAGTGCCAAGCACCGATTGGTTGTAAGTTGCAGTAGCCATGTCAAATCTCCTTTAGATTATTTGACTCGACCCTCCGCGTAAGCCTGCAAAATATCTGATGATAATGCTTGATAACGCTCGGGGTCCGTTTTCATAAGTTTAATAATGTCGGCCCTGCGATATGTCTTTCTACTCATCCCCTCACCACTGCCTCTCGTGTTGCCTGTATTAGCCGCCTTGAGTTGCTGTTTCCGCACCTGCTTTTCAACATTTGCGGTTTGCTGTGCCACTGTCTTGCGTTCTTTCCAGAGAGAGAACAGTTCGTCAGCCGCGTCAGCGTTATACTCTTGGTCAGCCTGTACAAACAACTGAGTCCTAATCTTTGAGGCTTTGATCCAATCTGCAAACTTTTCATCAGACAATATTTCCTGCATATCAGGGTGCTTGTTATTTAGCTCCGCAATAGCAGTTTGCCTTCTGTAGTTTGTAGAGTATTCCTCAGCCTCTTTAATCTTAGGGTGATTCTCAATAGCACGATTAACTGCCGCTTGAGGATCTGTAAAATAGTCAATATCACTATCAAGCTCAACATTGTTCTGCTGAGGTGCTGATGGTGTTTGAGTCGCAATGTACTCATCCACTACCTTACGAAGCTCACCAACTTCAGAAGAATGCCGACTCATCACCTTTTCTGCTTCTTGGTGCATTTGAACGACATCCCTTAAAGACTTACCTCTGTACTTCTCGGGTATATCGCTATCGACTTCTTCTACTTCAGGTTGTTCAACTTCTTCTACAGATTCCTCTGATTGAAGCTGAGCCTCTGGCTCTTCGTTTTCAATTTGATTTACATTGTCCTCTTCAGGGGGTAAATCGACAATTGTCGCTCTAGACATTATTAAACTCCGTGACGTTAATCATTATGGAGGTTGCTCTTTCTACCAGCCCTTTCGTGTTCTCGTACCCACTTCATGTGACGCCCAGGAAAATCTCCTGAATGCCCATCAAGTACGCACTTTGGCGCTGATAACATTTTAGTAGCCGTTTCGCCGCAACCGCACCTACTAGTTGTGACTCCGCCTTCTACCATCTTTTCAAATACATGACCGCATTTACAGCGGAAGTCATATATTTTATACATACAAATCACCTTTGGCTTCGGCCTCTGCCTGTTCTCGCGCCGCGATAATCGTTGATTCTAAATTGATTATCATGGCTAGCGCAGTTACTTGGCCTTTTCGGAAAAATAACTCTTCCGAATCCTTGACACTTTGGATGTCAGAAAGCTGTGTTGTGTTTTGTTTTAATTCATCTACAAGTTGTTTGAAGCCTTTTGTATTAAACAATTCAATGTAATTGTCAAAGTACGCTTCAAGCTCGCGATCCATAATTCAGCCTTTTACTATTTTTGAAATTAAATGTCACGTTTTTTTTCTGCGACGACCCGACGCAGTAACAGCGTGTTTAATTTTTGCTGGTCCAGTTTTGCGTTTTGCTGATGATCGTTTTTCTGCCGCAGTCATCTTGGCCGCTACTGCTTTTGGCCTACAAGAAGGGTAGGGACGCTTACTTTTCTTGGCAGACTTACGACCACAAGGCTTGCCAGTCTTAACATCAACCCACTCTTCTTTAAACCATTTGGTAAGACCTTTCTTTGTCTTAGCCATACGTGCCGCCACGTTTTTTGTAGGTCTTAACAAGCCAAGCGTTAGCATACGCACTGGGGTAAACATCAAACTTGCGTTTAGCCTCAGACTTTACCCGCGAGTAAAGAGCTTTGTTCTTTACGTTCGCAGGTATTGTGCTTTTCTTTTTAGGCTTTGCCTTTGCTTTGGGCATGACTAATACTTTTTGTTCTTACGATTAGTCATTGTGCGTGCGCCACGAACAGGCTTAGCACGGCCTTTCTTTAAGCATTTGCCAGCTTTCTTGCACTTCATCTTGCTAGGGCAAGTCTTACACGGAGTCATAACTTTTCCTTAGCGTGGCCGCTTACCAGTTTTGTTCCATTGGTTCATGTATTGACGCAAGCTAAGACCTGTTTTCTTTAGCTGTTCTGCCGTTACATTAGCCATTTCTCTGCCATTGTGTGTAATTGTTTTTGCTGAACCAACTCCAAACTTTGCCTTCTTAGCTGTTGGCTTAGAAGCTGGTTTAGCCGCTGTTTTAGAGGCTGTCTTTTTTGTTGTCGATCTGGCGTTCGTGCTTGCAGTCCGACGACGTTCCATTTCTTTTTCATAAGCCTCTTTGCGCATACGAAGCTTCTTTCTGTACTCTGACTCTTTTGGCTCAGGCTTTTTGCGTTTTGCCATACGCTTTGCCTGAACTTCTTTACGTCTAGCCTCTGCCGCCGCCGCTCGCTTTTTACGCGCTTGCTCAGCCGCTCGTCGTCTTTCTGCTAATGTTGCCATGACTATCTCCTACCATTTTACCTTGTGTGACCAGTAACGTGCTGACAGCTTACTGGGATTAGAATCTTGAGCATTGTGCCGGGCGTAGTAACTTTTCTTTCGCGCTTTATCTTTTGCGCTCTTAGGATTCTTGCCTGCACCCTTTACACCTTGCTGACCAAATCGAATTGTCTTGATCTTATCACCATCCTTGGCAACTACAACATGCGATTTAGTGGGATGGTTGGGCGTTCTCTTCGGTTTGTTGTACCCGCTTACGCCTACGCGTGCCAGTCTTGGGTCCTTCTTGCTCATTGGTTAAAGCCTCCATCTTGGATTGAAGCTCCTCCACTTGGCGGCGCAGGGGCTCTAACTGGTTGTTGAACCTGCTTAAAATCATTTCGAGTTCTCTGTTGGTTAGCATTCTCTTTTCCTTGGAGTTGACGTTCTTTCAGTAATACTTCGGCAACCTTCATGCGACGCTCAAACTCTTTGTCATCTTGATCGCCTTCTTTAAGGTTTCGGGTAATCGCATTGATCTTGTCAATCTCAAGCTCTTGCGGTACGGCTTGCGCTTCTGCAACCAGCTTGCCTGCTCTTGCCGCAGACTCTTGCGCCTGTGCATTAAGAGCCGCTGTTTGAGATTGCTGGAATGCCATCTGTGCTTGCTGAACAGCCATCTGCATTTGCTGTGCTTGCGGATTGGGTTGCATAGCCTGAGACATAGCCGCGATGAGTTCTTCGCGATTAGATAGGTTCATGTTATCTACAATGCTTTGGATCAGCGTTGGGTACAGTGGTGACTCTTGACCCATAGTTTGCAACAACTGAACTAGCTGAGTAACTTCGTACTCGCGAGCAATAATACCCAGAGTACTGCTAGCGTTAAACCTGTAATCTGCAACGGGGTAAGTTTCGGGATCAAATTGCATGTACCTATATGCGGCCTTCTTAACAAATGGAATCAAGAAGGACTGTTGGAAGTTAATCAATGTTCGCTTATGACGCTTAATGATTGCGCCTAGCGACATACTGATACCTGCGGCAGTTGCCTCTCCGTTTACGCTTCCGGCAATGCCTGCTGAATCTACTGCACCAGTGGCTTGTTGGACCATCTGTTGTAATGCGCCAGCTTGTGCAAACGTAATCTGACTAACCTGCCCAAAGTTAAACGGCTG